GGGGACTATCTACAGACGTGGAACTGGTCGCTATCGACCATCAACAAAAAGGGTTTGCTAATCACCGAAGACGTAGCGTCTACGGGATCAAGCACAACGCTGGTACGAATTGAAAATATTGCTGGTTCAACGGCCGCACCGTTTGCCGTGCGTGTTAAATCCAATTCAGACGGGGACAATTTTTTAGTTGACTCAGGCGGCGCCATTTACCTTCGGGCGCAAACAGTGACAACCGGAACGGCTGGCACTATACGCATAGCCAGTGGCGATAATTCCGCAGGATCAAGCACCGGGGGCGCGCTGACTATCTTAAGTGGCACCGGCACGACAGCATGCGGCAATATCAGTATTTCGCCAGGCGCTTCAAATGGCGGCAATACCCAGATCAAAGGAAACGATTATCTATTGTTGCAGGGACTAACGAAAATCGTCCTGAATGGAAACACGGTTTTTGATGATGCCATAGTTGGCGCCCCAACTATCTCAGCGGGTGGAGGCACGGGCGCAACCATCCGAGGCGCTAGCAACGCATTCGAGGTAACGATGGGCACGGGCTCGCCCACATCAGTGACCGTCGCGTTTGTTGCCGCGTTTGCAACGGCGCCGATAGCAGCGGTTGCAACGACTCAATCGGGCCAAACCCTGCATATTGCGGCAAGTACATCAACGATTCAAATATTGTCAAGTACTGCGTTTTCGTCCGGTACGAAAGTATCGTGCGTACTGTTTGGAGTGCAATGATGGGACTACTCGACGTATTCAACAGCGAGCAGGGCCGCATGGGCCTGGGCTTGCTCGGTGGCGGCTTCGGCCAGCAATTGCGCCAGGGCGTCGAATCAATGGACGCCTACAAAAAACAGCAGATGATCGCGCAAATCCAGCAACTGCAAATGCAGAAGGCACAGGCGGAAATGGCGGATGCGCAGGAACAAAAAGCCAAGGCTCAGAAGATGCAAGAGCTGTATGCACAATTCGCCACGCCAGGGCAGCAAGCCGTTCCGGCCATTCAAGGCGATGCCGAGTCGGGCATTCTGCCAAGCCAAGGAACACCCGGCAGGGCCGCAGGATACGACTATCAAGGTTTGGCGGGTGCGATGGCGGCGACCGATCCATTGAAGGCTTTGCAGTTGCAACAGATGCTAGTCAAGCAAGGGCCTAAGTTCTCGACAAGCCTGCAATACGATCAGCAAGGCAACGCCTTTGTGATGGCCGAAGATGGCACCATGAAACGCTTGGACGGCGTGAAGGCGCGAGACAAGCTGGAAGAGGTCCGGCTGGGCGACAAGGTGGGATTCCGAAGCCCGTATAGCGCGGATATTTCGGGCTCTTTGCCGTTGGGGCAATCGCCGGATAACGCGGCAACAGTTGGGGCCACGATGCGCGGGCAGAACATGACCAACGCGCGATCAAAAGAGGCGAACAACATCCAGCAGCAATCCGCGCGGACCCAGATCATGCAAACGCCAGAAGGCCTGATTGCCATTGACAAGGGCCGCAATCAAGCGGTGCCAGTGACAATGGGCGGTAGTCCGGTGCGCAGCGAAGACGCCATGAAGAAAACGGCAAACGCAAAAACGGTGCTGTCACTGTTGGACGAGGCTGAAAAAATACTGCCATCTTCTACAGGAAGTGTCATAGGCGCTGGCGTAGACATGGCAGCAGGAGCAACCGGCATGTCTACAAAGGGGGCTCAATCCATCGCCAGGCTCAAGTCAATCGAGGGGCAATTGATTGCAAGTATGCCGCGCATGGAAGGGCCGCAATCTGATGCTGATCGGATGCTTTATCAGCAAGCTGCAGGCGATCTGGCGAACTCTATGAAGCCAGTGAAAACGAGGCAAGCCGCAGCGGAAACGCTACGCAAGCTGCAACAGAAGTACGTAAATCCGGGCAGTTCTGACATCCAATCCCTGTTGGACAAGTACAAGTAATGGCAACCCTTGAACAACTCAGCGCGGCCCTGATCAAGGCCGATGCGGCAGGCAATGCGGATGACGCGCGGGCGTTTGCGGCAGAGATTCGCAAGATGCAGACGGCACCAGTAAAGGCCGCGCCTGTGGAGCCGTCAACCATGGACAGCATCAAGCAAGGCGCTGGCAACCTCCTAGCCGGGGCTGTGCGTGGGGCTGGGTCCATCGGAGCTACTTTGCTCTCGCCTATCGACATCGCCAAAGACGCCATCGCCGGTAAAGGCTTGTCGCTCGAATCGAACCGCGCCCGACGCAAGGGCATGGATGACGCCCTGCAATCTATGGGCGCAGAACCAGAGTCATGGATGTACAAGGGCGGCAAACTCGGTGGAGAGATAGCCGGTACTGCGGGCATGGGTGGTGTGCTTGCCAATGCTGGCGCCCGCGTCCCCATGCTGGCCAAGAATGCCGCGCCATTGCTTGATGCCGTCCGCACCAGTGGCATGTCTGCCAAGGGCATGACAGGGCTATACGGACTCGGCACGCGCGCGGCGGGCGGGGCTATTTCAGGCGGTGCGCAGGCTGGTTTGGTTAACCAGGAAGATGCTGCATTAGGTGCTGGCATTGGTGCGGCGCTGCCGGGCATGTTGCAACTGGCGCAAAAAGTAGGCGGGACGGTTTATCAAGCCGTCAAGGGTGGCAAACCAGGCGCAGGCAAGATGCTAGCGGATGCGCTGGGCGTCAACGCAGACGAATTGCAAGCCATCATTAAAGCGGCTAACAACGCGCCGGATGAATTGGTTAGCGGGTCGAAACTCACGCTGTCTCAAGCCTTGCAACAGCAGGGGGCGAATCTGCCAGCGGTCAAGATGCTAGACCGTGTGGCATCGCAAGGACCGGGCGGCAATGCCTTGCTGAACAGATTTCAGTCGCAGGCCGGGGCGCGGTTGGAAAACCTGCGCGCCAATGGGGCTGTGGCTGATGAATCGGTACGCGACTTGTCAACCCGGACGGGAGACAAGCTCGGGGCTATTTTGCGCACACAAGCCGGGGACGAACGCGCAGCCACGCGCGCAGCCTGGGAGGCGCTGAACGGGCGCGCGGTCAATGATGGGGTTGCGCTGCAAATCCCACTTGATGAACTACAAGCGGCCATGAAGCCACTTGGGCGCGGCACGGTTGGCGCAGGGGCTGATGCGCGCGCATTCTTGAACGAAGCGCAAAACATTGGAACCATGCAATTGCCAGCTATCAAGGCGGCGCCTGCGAACAACTCGCAAACTTTGGAGCAGGCGGTGCGCCGGATGGGCGGCATCCGTCCGCGTGATGACTTCGCAGGCGAAATCAGAGGATTGACAAATAAGCAGTCGGGGACGACTGGACTTGTTTCCAAGATGGGCAAGGATGTGGAGCGGGTGGCAGAAGCTATGCACGAACGCGGCTTCATCCCAGACAGCGACCCGGCGACCTTGATTGATATGCTTCGCGGCGGTGGTGGGCGCAATGTGTTTGCCCATGACATCACAAATGACGCTTTCCGGCGCGGGATCGACAACGCGATGGGTGATCTGCCAGCGGCGGAACGCATTGCGGTGCCTGTCCCGTTTGATGAATTCCAGCGGCTGCGCTCGTCGGCTGGCGAGCTTGCGGCCAAGGCTGGTAACGCTGGCAACAAGACAGAAGCGGGCGTTTTGAACCAGATCAAGAGCCTGCTAGAAGGGCGCGTAAACGATGCGTCAGCGGGCAACTTGCTGACGGGAGAAGTGATGCCGCAGGGCTTCAAAGGCCAGTACAACGCGGCGCGCGACAGCACGCGGCAGTGGTATGAACGCTACGGCGGCGGCAATAATATCGAGTCGATCCTGCGTAAACCTGTTGGACAGGATTACCGGCTGACGGGTGACGAAATCACCAATAAGCTATGGCACGGCGGCGCTGGCCTGGGTGGTGACGTGACGAACCTAAAACGGGTACTTAGCGACAGTAACCGCGATCCGGCCATGAAGTCGTTGCAAGAATTCATTATGTCGGACGCGGCCAGCAAAACCAAAGCATCGGGGGACCTGGGCGCGGCCCTGCCAAAGTACGTTGAGAGCCGTATGCCCGGCCTGCTGGAAGCCATGTCGCCGGATCAAATGAAATCACTTATGAGTGTGGCCGGTGATATCCGCAACGCGGACGCGGCATCAAACGTGGCGGGCCTGCTTGGCTCAGATTCTTACGCCAAGATCACGCGGTCGATGGATGCTGGTCTGCTTGATGCGCCATTGGCAAAAACAGTCAGCAAGATGCTCAGTGTTAAGGGTATCGGGGTGGAGCCACTACGCGCGAAGGCTGCGGAAATGGTCATGCAGCACAAAGGCAGAACCATATCCGAGCTACTGGCAAATCCAAAGGCGGCGGCGGCGGCGTTGGCTGATGTCAAGTTTGTCAAATCAGCCGGGCCGGAAGTGGTCGGCATGTTGCGGCTTACCCTGGCGCGCGGTGCGCCGTTGCTGGCGAACGATTAACGATCTTTGTGCCTTTGATGTGCTTGCCACATGCCATAGAGAAACGCCAGCACACACAGTGCCAACAGCTTCCACAGCTTGAATTCAATGTAATCCAAGTAACCCCCAGAACCCGCTTCGTGCGGGTTTTGTCATTTTAGCTGCCATCCAAGGAACATCAATGAATAGCCAAGAGCCCGAACGTTGGCACATGAAGAAGGAAATCCAACTAGGCCACCTGATAACAACGTTTACTGTTGCAATCAGTTGCGTGGTCTACATCAACAAGATCGAACAGCGCGTGGCTGTGATGGAAAGCCAGATGATCGCGCAGCGCGATTCGGCCATCTTGCTGCGCAACCAGCTCGACAAGATCAACGACAAGCTAGACCGACTCATTGAAAGGGCCTCCAAATGAAACTCGTACCCGAAGCCCGTCGCGCCTGGCGCTGGTTCAGCGTGCAATCCATGACGCTGGCCGGCTCGCTGCAGGCCGCATGGCTGTCCGTACCCGATGATCTGCGCTCCAACGTGCCAAAACACCTGGTGCACTGGATCACCATAGCGCTGTTGGTGGCCGGCATCGTAGGGCGGCTGGTGCAGCAGACGCCAAAGGACACGCCATGAGGCTCACCCTGACTCGCATGGCCAGCGCAAACGGCGCCACGGTCGGCACGCTCACCGACGCGCAGGGCGAGCACCTGTGCTACACGCTGGAAGACGTGGTGCGCGAGGTCGAAGGCCGGCCAGTGCTTGAATGGAAAGTGCTTGGCCGAACCGCCATCCCGCGCGGCACCTACCGCGTGGTCTTCGTCAACTCGCCGCGCTTCGGACCTAATACCTTGAGCCTGCGCGATGTGCCCGGCTTCGATGCCATTCGCATGCACGCCGGCAACACCGCCGCCGACACCGAAGGCTGCATTCTGCTGGGCCTGGGCGCCACTGAGAGCGGCACGCTGACCGGTGGCAGCAGTCGCCCGGCGCTGGAGAAGGTCAAAGCCATCGTGCATTCGGCCATTGACCTTGGCGATTCGGTATGGCTGAAGGTCGTATGAAGCGCTGCACCTACTGCGGCGGAGACGGCCATGATAGAAGCGAATGTAAGTGGCCGCGCTGGCACGCCCGGCGCGACGACGGCGGCTCATGGGGGCCGCTGTGGCTGCGCGTGCTGGCTTGGTTGTACCTGCCCTACGGCCTGTGGCTGATCCTGCAGCAGATTGCCAAGATGCGGGGGGCATCATGAACACACTACTGATCCAGATCGTTGCCGCTGTCGCCATCTTCCTCGCCGGGTCTGCCGCCGGAATCAAGTGGCACGCCGGACAGGACGCCATCGCCGCGCAAGCAGCCGCCAAGGCGCGAGAAAAAGACATCGACGACCAGCGCAAGGCCGGCGACAAAGCCGCGTTTCGTCAGGCAGACCGCCTGGCCACCATCAACAACCAACTTGGAGACGCCCGTGGAAAAATTGCTCGCCTATCTGGCCGTGAGTGCCTGTCTGCTGACACTGTCGGCCTGCTCAACTCCATCGGTGCTGACCCAGTGCGAACCACTGCCAGCGAGCCTGCGGGTACGCCCGCAGCCGCTGCCGCCGATCAAGGCCTCCGGTTTGCGACTGACAGCGACACCGCCGACGCCATCGCCATCTGTCGAGCCAAGTACACCGGAGTGAGCGGGCAACTCAACGAGATCCTTGACATCGAAGAGCGACGGCATCCGCCAGCGAAAGAATGACCGGCCGCAGCAACTGCCTGGTATGGGCGCTGCTGCTCTACCTGCGCCGGCGCGCCAAGGGCAAGCCCGGCTATCTGATGATGCGCCGCAGCCGCTGGGGCCGCTTCCCGCACGTCTTGTACGCCGAGGCCCGGCCCTACGGCCTGCGCGCGGTCAGCTACGTGCCGCGCGATCCGCGCATCAAATCCTGCCCGCCGCCGTGCTTCACGGGGCGTGGCAAGTGGGGGGATTTGTAGCGGACGAGCTGGCCCGCGTGCTTCCACGGCTGGCCATCGACCAGCACCGCGTAGACATCTACCCGGTTCGTGCGCCGCAACTCGAACTCGTGGCGCGATGGCTCTGCCGTGTCGTAGCGCTCCACTGTGATCCGCATTCGCACGGCGGGCAGCTCGGCCGGATAGTCTGGTGCGGGCTGATCCATGCGGCTCTGGGAGCGGCCGCGCTGCATCGCTTCCTGGCGCGCGGCTGAGTATTTGCGGGTTCTTCTGTACATGGCGGAGCTTGCGAGGTCTGGTGATTACTTGTTAGCCGTCACTGAAATGCTGCGATACGCTCACCCAGAACGGCGCTGTATTGCTCCATCAGGGAGTGCTGGCGGTTCAGCCGCCCCTGCTCGTCGGCGGGAAGTGATGCAAACAACGGGGTGCGTCCAAACGCATCCAGCTTCGTCAGTTTCTCGTCAAGTTCCGCCTTCTCGTCTACTACCCGTTGTTGGTGTGGTTGCATGTTGTCTCTCCAAAAATTCAGTGCCGCCATTTGTCCTGTGGCGGCTAACAGGTTTGTCGAAGTGGATGGCTTTCAGCCACCATTCACAACGGCGTTATGTGGCGTAAACCACGGTTGGAGTAATCGTTACATCCATCGGCGGCAAGTTGTTATGCCTGATCATTGCCGCGTCAATGGCCGCGTCCACCTCAGTCACAGGCAGTGCCCATCGGCCTTTGTGGTACTCACTATCTACAGCAATAAAAAACTCTGCGTCGGTCGTCAAAAGCGCATTGCGCAGCCACCGGAACCGCTCACCATCTAATGCAATCCGCGCCATTTCGTCTTTCCCGATTGACAGGCCCGACAACAAATCATCAATCCCTTTTGCAGCCTCGCGCAGTAGCACAGCGGCCTTTCGCTCACGCACAGAGCGGTTTAGGCTTGTGGCCTTATCTCGCAACCTCGCTGACAGGTCGGTATATTCCGCGTGCGGGTCAAATTTCGTCATATCGTTCTCCGTTTCAGTCCACCACATAACAGGGCAATCAACCCGCACGCTGCGCGGCGGTTATTTCTGCGTTAAACCGCATCGGTTGATATTCGCCGCACCATTCGTCCTGCCACGTTGATGGCTGCGTCCAAACTGTTGGGTCATGACTATTTGTGTCAGGGCATTCTTTGCCGTTTTCTTTGTAAAACACCACCTCCTCATTTACGGCAATTGGGTCAATCACTGGCGGGAATCGTCGGCAAGTCCCCCGCTTAAAGGTGGAATCTTCATCGACTGGAAAAACCAGCCAAAATCTACAAGCTATGCACTTCTCGTCCATACTGTCTCCGGTAAGAATTCGGTTTAACTCAACGCTCGGCGCGGATGCTCCGCACCGGGCAGCTATGCGTTATGCCGCACGGGGTCGGTCGTCTAGTTTCTGCAACGCATCAAGCACGCAGTACCTGCAAAACTCACCCGCGTTGCTTGTGCCGTCTTTTGTTTCCAGCACTTCAACTTGCAACTCTGATGCCCCGTGCTTCAGCTTTGCAGTCAATCGGCCAAGCGGGTTGCGTTGCTTGGTGTCGCGCACTGCTATTTCTTCGCCGCAGCAATCGCAAAAATAACGAATCATGTTTTTCCTTCGGCAGCAGTGCTGCATAACATTTCACTCATGGCGGACGTGCTACGCCCGCCGCATACTTCAGGCGTTCTACCGCATCAGTGGCGGTTGTCACTTGCAATCGCGTCAAGTTGATCGGCCATCGAGCGCAAGCCAGTAGCCGCGCCAGCCGCGAGTTCTTTTGGCAGTTGCTGCAACGCAGTCATGGTGATGTTCAGGCCAGCACCCACCACGCAGCCAGCGTTTTGCCCGCCAACTATTGCGGCGAAGCGGTCAGTAATTTGTTCGGTTGTCATTTGCATTTTCAGCACCTCTTTAATTCGGTAGAACAGGTTGATCGAGAGGGACGTTCCGCCCCTCATCGCGGGCGTTAGAAGTCAGGGGTGGTGGTTTTGTCGGCATCTTTTCTCAAGCCGCATTTGCCGCAGATGAACTCCCCGCGCATGGCTTCCGCCCGTACCATTTCCGCAATCACGTTGGCAAAGATCAACATTGACGTGCGGGTTACAAAAGTCCGATCATTGGTGGGCCACTCGAAAAAGGCGTCCGCCTCTGTTTCAATTCGTTTTTTGTCAATCATGTGTGCTCAAAATAGTTGCGCTGTTAAGCCCTTGCGAGCCGACCGGGTAGTCCGGCGCGGGCTGATCCATGCGGCTCTGGGAGCGGCCGCGCTGCATCGCTTCCTGGCGCGCGGCTGAGTATTTTTTGGTGCGGCGGTACATGTCGAAGCTTGCGAGGTTGGGTTATTTATCGTTATGCGCTCTTGCGCCTTGTCTTTGTTTCTCTGCAGTCAACGTGTCGGATGCTCATGCCGTTGCTCTTGAGATAGTCGGGGTCACCGTGGGCAGCCATCAGGTTGATGTGTGGCACAAGGTCGCGCCCGAGTTCAGTGGGCTTGCACAGTGGGGCGCTCACAATCGCCAGCGCGGTTTCAATCGCGGCTTTGGCGTCGTAGGCTGCCCGCTCCAGTCTTAGGCGCTCACGCTCTTCGTTTGCGTGCTCTTCTCGCACATCTGCCAAGGCTTCGTCCTGGTCTGCAATGTGCAAAACCGCCCACTGCAACAACCCGCCAAGGTCAGTCCCTTTGTGCTGCTCTCCGGCTTTTTCAAGTCGGTCAGTCAATTCGCTCATTTCACTGCTCCTTTGTCACGCATAACTGATCATTCGGCTCGGATGGCTTCGCCACCGGGCAATTCGGCGTTAGCCGGCCACCAGCACGCCACGGGTGCGCAGGTAGTTCAGCGCCTCATACGCTTCCGCGTCGCAGTGGGCCGCGTGGTCAACGATCACGCCGGGGAAGGTGCGGCCCATCACGTTGCGCCGCTCTAGCCAAGACAGCCTGCGGATCACCAAGTCATCGCGCCCAAGCTGTCGGGCCAGCGCTTCCGGGTAGTGCAAGGCGCTGTTGCACCACACAAACACCGCGCCTAGCGGGGCGTCGGTCATCTGTTGCGTCGTGCGTCCCGTTCCTCTGTAGTCGCTCATCACAATCCTTTCGCTCCGGCAACAGGCCGGCTAACTGGTCGCTCGAAAGGAGCGCCAGCGGCGAATTCCATCGAGCAGTTGTCTGCGCTGGTGTGCATGACCTTACGCCACAGGCTTTCAATGTTGTCTTCATGCATGGCAGTTACAAAATAGGTCAAGTGGCCACCGTGCGGCTGGGGTGGGACAAAATTCTATGCACCGACATCACTTAATCGTCAGCCGATCACGTCGCACGATGCGAGCACCTGCCACCGCTTCACCCGCCAGAATCGCAGCCTTGATTCTCGTCTTTGATGGCGCTGGCGGCTTAGGATCGTTGCACAGCGCAGCAGGGAATTCCGCGCCTTCGTCAAGCTCTACCGATTCGTCCCGATCAATAAACAACTTCACAACAAACGAACCATCATTCGCTTTAAGTTCATTGATACCGCTTCCCTTCATGTTTTCTGCAAGGTAAGCGCGAATCCTGGATGCTTTGTTTTCGTAAGCTGTTTGCAGGCCCTTGATGCGTTCAATTGCTGCTTTTGCTTGTGCTGCATCAGCTTCGCAATTTAAGACGTATGCAGCCACATCACGGGCCTTGCTGCCCCATAGTGCTCGGCATTGTTCAAACTCTGGCAAGGCTTCGCCGGTATCTGGATCAAATGCGTTATCAATTGACTGGCGAAGTTCTTCGGTTAGCGTGTAAAGTGAAGTCATGATGTGCTTTCAAAAGAGTGGGGTACTTGCTGTGCTAGTGGCTTACTGAATGGCTTTACCGCCTGCACAAACCTAGCTACTGCTTTCCCCCATAAATCAATACTCGTTGCGCGCCATGCGGCGGGCTTTGCTGGTTGTCATGTCGTAGTGCATGGATGCTGTGGCAAATGGGATGTCGTCCGACATGTCGTCGAACCCACTGCCACCGCCAGCAGGGTCCGTCTGGCGCTGTGGTGTGGGTGCATGTGACTTCGCCGCCTTGAGCGGCCTGTGGCGCAGTCCTGCAACCATCTTCGGCAGTTGCTCCGGTGTTGTCTTGCGGTCCAGAATCTCGCTTGTGGTGAGTTCAGTGGCAGCTTGAAACACCGCTTTCATGACCATGCGCGTGCCAGTGCCGCCGTCTTGCTTTTCGTAGTCCTCCGTCTCCAGAAGGACGCCGATGGGCTTGCACAGTTCAGGGAAGATGCTGCCCTCTACTTGAACATCCTCCTTCTTGTCGAAATCGTACTTCGTGAACGTCCCCGGCTTTGGCTTGATGTCGCGCAGGCCCATGCAAGTCATGATTGCCATCAGGGCGTCATAGCCTTGGTACTTCTCGCCATCCGCGCTCATGGTGTACACGGCGAGGTTCGCCTTTTGGCCTGAGTTTGATTTGAAGACAAAGGCGACGCCCTTGCCTCCCTTGCTTGTCTTGATGTCCACGGCCTGCGTGAAGGCTCCGACATACTTGCCGATTTCCTTGATCTGGTTGCCGGTGGTATCGGCTTTGCGGGCGGCTTGTGGGTCTAGTGTGTACATAGTTTTTCCTTTGGGTTGGTTAAGCGGGTTGAGCGAGGTTGTAATAGTCAACGACAGCAGCATCAACCGCTGCTAGATCGTTCGGAATGTGGGCGTCTTCAAACATGCCCATAGGCGTTTTGACGGTATCAAGGCCACTGTTTTGCGTGCAAAACAGGTACTGTTGATTGATGACAGCGGTACGCATCACGATAGTCAGCAGACCCTCAATCGTGATTTTTTCATCCAACAACTTGCCGATGGTCTTGGCCTTTACATGGCCTGATTCGTCTTCCTGCGTGTGCGCCAGGATGTAGACGCGCGTGCTATCTGGCAGACGCCCAGCGGCCATCAGGATGTCCCACGCGTTGCGGGCGATTTCGTTGTATTTGGCAAAGGCTTCGTTGCCCTTGGCTTGATCCAATACCCGACGCATGAACTCGTTTGCGAGGATGTACTGGAAGTCATCAATGATGATGATCGGCTTTTTGGTGCGCTCCATTGCCCCGACGATGGTCGGCGCGCAGTCAGTCACCAGAATGGAGCCTTGCGGGTTTGCCTTTGTGCAAGGCAACCACTTGTCAGAGCGGAAGGGAAGCGGCTTCTTTACCGCTTGAATCAGCAGCACGTCGGGCGGGTTCATATTGCGCAGGCTGGTCGTCTTGCCGGTTCCACTTTGCCCCAAAATCATTGTTGCGATGCTCATGATGTGTGTTCCTTTGTGATGTGTTGAAAATGTGTGATGAACCTGAGTAGTTCTGCAATTCGTTGAAGTTGATCGAAGCCAACGCGCACAACACGCGCATATCGCCGCCCTGCACGTTGTATTTGCAACCATGCTCGTACAGCACATCAAGCGCCATCTGATGATCAGCCGCTGCGGCGTCTTGGCTGTCGCGTTCGTGGCTGTCGAAGCCTTGCGACTCAAGTACGTATTCACCCATGCGGCTCATAGCTGCCTCCATGCGATGCGCGCTGCGTTCCGCAATGAATATCCGTGCCGGTACAAGTACACGGCGAGCTTGATGGACTTCATTCGCTGTCTCCTGAGAATTCGCCAATAACTGCGCCGATCAGCCCGCCACAAATGACGGAAAGTGCGCACCATCCAAGTACAAAATAGATCATTTGGTTGTCCTCTTGAGCTTGCGCCCGCCAGTTGTAAAGCATTGAATGACGCCCGGCGCGACTTCCTGCCAGGCCGCGTTTTCACTGCCGCACATTGACCGAGCTGCAGCGCGCATGCGGTCGTGTGCTGTGGCTGGCTTGACTGCTGGCGCTGCGTCCAGTGCTGGGCCGAATGCGCCCAGCGTGAAGGCGGCGAGCAGGGTTAGGGCGATGGTGGCTTTCATGGCT